CATATTAAGCTCCTGCTGCGCTTTGGTTTTGACCTAATAAACTAGCCAATAATAAATTGTTTGCTACTCCTGTTGCGCCACCTGTTAATGCGCTGGCCACACCTGTTGTTCCTGCTGCCTGAGCTGCTGCACCTCCAACTCCAAGCTGACCTTGAGTTGTTGCAGCATTTTGAGCAAGGTTTCCTGTTTGTGTTTGTGAGGTTTGACCAATACCAGCAATACCTGCCAAAGTGTTATAAATATTTTGACGTTGAGTTTGATAATTTTGGAATGCGTTTTGATAGTTAGTTTGTGCCAAACCTTGAGTGTAGTTTTGCAGACCTTGTAAAGCATTACCTCCAACTCGACCACCTAATGCGTTTGCAGCGTTTAAATTGGCATTTTGCCCTTGCTGTAATTGGAAGGCATAGCCAGGTGACATATTGGCATTTAAATCACTTGCATTAAATTGATTGGTTAAATAACCTGTTCCTGTTCCTGCGCCTACTGCATTGCCGTTTGCATCGTATTGAACATAGTTTCCAGGCAACATAGAATTAATTTGATTTAATGCGCCATAGCCAGCAGTTCTATATGGTTGCTGTTGTTGATTTTGAATATTAAACATATTCGCAGTCAACTGTGATGCGTTGTTTGCAGCGTTAGCTTGAATTTGTGCAGCTTTATTAGAAGCGTTAGCACCCAATAAACTGCTTAATACGTTAGCGCCAGCAGTTACACCCAAAGCTGTGCCAAGACCGCCACCGCCAAGACTGCTTAATAATCCTGTGCCACCAGCTGCTGCGGTTGCTGGTGCAGCCAATCCTGCTGAAGTTCCAACTAAAGCACTTCCTGAGGCTGGAGCAAGTCCTGCGCTTGCATCAATAGCAGCAGTTGTAGGTGCTGTCAAAGAGCCTACAGTTCCGCCTGATGTAAGGCCTGTTGCGCCTGCACCACCAGTTAAACCTGTGCCACCAGCAACTCCTGTGTCGGTTGTTGCGCCTGCGACAGCAGCATTTGTAGATGGGGCTGTTCCCAAAGCTAAAGCAGATGGATCGCTTGCTACTTGAGAGGCTACTGTTGCAGGGTCTAAACCTGCTGCTGTAATAGCAGAATCTGATAATGTGCCTGAGTCGGCTGCTGCCAAAAGTGTAGGATCAGTAATGCCTGCTGCTAAGAGAGCAGCTCCACCGATTGTTGCCCAACCACCAGGAATTGCATTATTTACAGCAGAATCAACGCTTGCAAGACCGCCTAAAATACCGCCACCGCTACCATCTGTGCCAAGAACACTAGAAATTGGATCTGTTATTGCGCTTACAAAGCCCCCACCACCACCTCCAAAAGGGGTGCGTTTTAATTCCCAAGTCCAACCGCTATGCTTACTTTTAAACATGCTCATATAGTGTTCTCCACAAGGATATAACGCTCTTTGAATCCTACTTTTCGCCATAATCTAGCGATTGATTCTCGAACACCACCTTGTATTTTAGTTGCTCCAAATTGCTTCAAAATCTCCACCAACTGCTTATAGGTGTCTTTATTAAAGATATTTTTACCGCCTATTGCCGTTACAAAGCCAATTCTGTCATTTGGCATATTGATAAACGACACAGTTAAAGCACCTTTAATAAAATCACCTTCAAAAATACCTATTAACAACCATTGATTGCTAACTACTGCCAACCGCACCTGATCTAATGTGTAATCACCATCTGCATATAAAAGCGCATCTTCAATAAATGGAGCAACTTTTGACCATTTTTGCGCAACTTCGTCAGGCAATATGCGTTTTAGTATCATTTTTATAAATTATAATAGGGAACCTTGTATTTTTTACCATTTACAGTCACATTTATAAAGCCGACAGGATTAGATGGTAAGGTTGCCGATCCTGCGCTTGCCGAGGTCGCAGAGCTAAAATTAAGCAAATTTAAAAAGAATTGCTGCCAAGCCCTAGTAGGTCTTTTAGTTGTTGAATCTAAAAATTCCGACTGGGGATAAGGATTGCTTTGCGAGCTAGACCATAAGCCTGTTGACATTAGTTTTCTCCTACACTTGCTTTAAGGTTTGCAGACACAATAACGGCTTTAACAGGGTCGGTAATAACCACCTCATAAATTCGATCCCTTGCCATACCTAATCTGCGCCAAATAGCTCGGTTTTTATATTTACCTTGCTGACCAATAGGAATCCAATACTCTCTACTCCAAGTCGAGCCACCGTCATTAGACCAGCGCAACATAGCCTGTGGGTTTGTATAAGGGGTCGTTGAATTGACGTTAGATGCCGTTCCAATAATATAAATAGCAGGCGCTGGTATTGTGTCTATTTGATTAGGGCCAATTACTAAATCTGTCCCAATAAATGTTCCTGCGGATATAAAGCTACCGCCTTGTCCGACACCAGGCTGGAATTGAATTTGAAGCTCGTCAAAGTATTGGCGCTGTAAATCTTCCACCAAATGAGGGCATCTACGAACCCTGCGGATTTCATCACCGTCATCGGTATAGTTATTAGGGTCTAGCTCGTAAATCTTACCGTTTTGCCAATCGCCAACCAAAACCATGCCCTGGAATAAAGCTAAGCAATTGCCTCTGTGACGGTGAAAAACGTTATTGCTATCTACATAAAGCCATTTATGCCACATTTGGGTTGTGTTGTCATAAGCCCATGTTAAGTCTAAAGATGGGAATGAAACTACATAAACCTCATGTCCTTCAAGCTGGTAAGTCCAGGCAATAGCATCGTCAACCTTTTGATTTACCAAGGTATTTTCTACCGCATGGGTTGAAATGCGAGTTGGGGTATAGCCCTGCATCATCATAATTTGGGCTTGACCACGAATATTACGACTTACATAAGCAAACGAGTTACCAACCCTAGCAACCGAGAATTTAGCAACGATTCCATGCTGTGTGGATGTTCCTGGAATACGCTGAAAAGGGAATGGGAACGCACCAACATCCGTCCAAACCTCGCTTGAGTTCTCGCCCAATAAATATACTTCTCGGTGGTCTACTATTAAAGACACCAAATTATCAGGTGCGCCATCTTTAGAGCTAAAACTTAAAGGCTGAGTAATAGGGCTAAGGGCATCGGAAGCAGCCCATATTTGTGTGCCTGGATCGTTATAAACAAAATAGTTATCCATAATATCTACTACATCAGCGCCAGTAAACGCACCGTCAGTATTAGGAATAACCGTAAAGTTCAAAGCATACATTTGCTCTGAACTGATTGTGTATGCCTTATTAATATAGTAGCTAGAGCCTGCCGTTACTATTTGCGTAACGATTGTGCCATCAGATATTCCTGAGCCAACAATGGTTTGTCCTAAATATAGGGTTACCGATGGGCTTACAGTCAGGTTATGGTAAGTAACACCGCTTACTACTACATCGGCAATAGCGCCTTGGAAAGATATAGTATTAGACGCATATATTTGCGTAGATGCAACAGTTTGCGACTTGTTTAATGTCCAAGTAGTGCCTGAACCTGACAATATTACGGTTTCGTTACTTAAACCAATACCGTATAGCGCCTGACCAACCGCTAAAGTGCCTGAAAAGGTGCGACTTACGGTTAAAGTAGTGCCTGAAATAGAACCTTGGATAGTCGCTGCCGTTGGGTTATTGATCCGCCAGGTATAGCGATAAGCACCGTCAACAATATAGACGTTTACACCGTTGTCGGTAATTCCTACATGGCCTGAGCTAGTATTTAGCTGGCCAACAATTGTGGGGGTAAGGTTAGACGTTAAAACATACACATAAGGGCCACAAACGGCCACCATTTGCATACCACCGCTAACGGTGCGCATACCCCTAACCTCTTGAGTATTAGGCAACACAACCTTGGCTGTTAGCCCTGGTGTTGGGTATAAAGCAACAATACCTCTCTGTCCAGGCAACTTTAATGGATCAATTTCTGCTCTGAAATTAATGCACTCTTGCGCATCCTGGTAAATCGAGGGTGCTTCGTATGATGGGCCAACAAAACCAAAGTCTGGCATTTTTTACCTTATCTAAAGAAGCCACCGCTTAAAATCCATCCTGCATCTTTTTGTCTGCTGCTCAAAATAGAATCAGCAAAACGAGCGGATTGAACAGGTTTCATATTAGTGCGTTTGACCGTTGCTTTTCCTTGTGCTGCATATTGCTGAATCATTGCTATTTGAACTTGAGACGCTTTGCCATACATAGGCATTAAACGCTCAGCCAAACACCATCTTAAAGCCATCGTATAGCCTTGTGGCAAGTTAATATTGTCATTTAAGTTGGTATAGCGAGTAAAAATGGTATCGGCAAACATGTGCATTTCGCCTTGGCTAGGATTAGGCCATACAAATATGTTTCCTAATGTTTCAGCAGGCTGGTAATACAAAGCTTTAGGCCAAGAACCATTTAGGGTTTTAAGGCCAATCATTTCATAGTCATTGACGTTTAAAATGGCTACTGGATAGTCCAAACCACCGTTAATAATTGGCACACCGTTTGAGTTGGTATTAATACGCACAAAGGCGGAGTCAATTTGCAAAGGACGCTGGTAATAAGCGTTGATTGTTTCGCTTGTTACGTTTTGGTTAATATTGACCAAATATGTGCCAGCTTCGTTTACATTACCGCCAGCGCCTGTAGCAAATGCTGTGATAGTCGTTCCTGATGCTATTCCAGCGCCACTTAAGGTCATTCCTAAAGAAATAGCGCCTGATTGGATAGAGCTAATAGTTAGAATATTGCCTGAAATAGAACCAGTAAATATAGAGCCGACTTGTCCCCCTGGGCCAATAGTATATTGAGTTTGACCTGAAACAATAGGGAAAATAATTTCAGTCTTATAGAAGACCATCATATCTTCGTTTGACCACTGATCAATCATATCGTTCAGCATATCAAAAGCATCTTGAGCAGCTTCAGGGGTTGGAGTTTCTCCAGCTTCCAAAGCTCCAATATCTTTTAATGCTCTTGAAATGATGTCTATTGGCTGTGTCATAATTAAATCTCAGGTTTAAATACTTGTGGTTGCCAGGGTGGTATGACTTTATTTTCCATAGCCTCTAACTGCTCTTGTAATCTAGCGGTAATGTGGCATTGACCATCTTTTACTGCCTCGCCCTCAATCCAGCCAGCTACCATTTCTTCGGTAACTTGGTCAAAAGGCACTTTTGCAGTTGGGCAGTCAAAATACCAATTACCTTCAGTTTCTACTGATTTATCTTCGCTTGAAGCGGTGACATGATAACGAGCATGATTAATCACGCCATCTTTAGCAGAAACTTCTAAGATTTTCCAAGTAAACATTATTTAATAGCGTTCTCAAATGGTGTTAAATCATTAGAACCGTAATACTCTGCACCTTTAGCAATTTGAATTTCAAGGTGTTCTTTATTACGCTTAACTGTATCAGCCCAATCAGCATCAGTCATTTTTGTTGGTTTGCCAGCTTCTAATAAAGCAACGCTATCTAATGCGGCTTTATAGTCTTGTGCTACTTGTTGTTCTTTAGTTATTTCCATTATTTACTCGCTAATTGTTGTTTAAGGGAATCTACTTCTGCTTTGAGTTCTTGGATTGCTTTGACTAATACAGGCACTAAAGATTCGCCTTTATATTTCAAAGCATTTTCATCTTTGTTATCAATAATAATTGGGTTGTTGCCTTCTAATGCAAGGATTTCCTGCGCCAAGAAACCATATTGCGTGTCACCAGTTGGGTTTTTATCTGTGCGATTATCCGTAAATTTGTAAGATACAGGATTTAATTTAGATACAAAATCTAAACCTAAAGATACAGGCGTTATTTCTGTTTTATCTCTAGCATCAGAAGTAACAGTCCAAGATACTTTAATATAAGCATTGGTAATGTTATTGTCACCAAAACAAGCATAATTTGATTGAGTTGAAATAATTCCTGATGGTGAAGAGCTTAAACCACTATTTGAACCAATACAAATATTATTTACACCGCTAGTAATATATTGACCAGCATTAGAGCCAATACCAGTATTGCTATTTGCATTATTACCTAAACTATTTAATGAAGCATATCCAAAAGCAGAGTTATTACTATTACTTCCGCCTCCGTTTAATGCGTTCATACCAAAAACTGCATTTTGTGAACCTGTAATATTAGCGTATAAAGCGCCATTACCAAGTACACAATTTTGTGCACCAGTAGTATTACTATACCCAGCTTGATAACCTACTGCTGTGTTATTAGATGCGGTGGTGTTGGAATAAAGAGCTTGAAATCCTAATGCTGCATTAGAAGCACCAGTTGAATTTGACAATAAAGAAGCAGCACCTACGGCTGTGTTATTGTTGGCAGTTGTGTTGTTCTGTAAAGCACCTTGACCAACGGCTGTGTTTTGAACACCAGTAGTGTTTGAATATAACGCTTGGTAACCTAAAGCAGCTTGGTTATATCCTGTAGTGTTTGCATACCCAGCTTGATAACCTACTGCTGTGTTATTAGATGCGGTGGTGTTAAGTTGTAAAGCCTGCCTACCAATTGCTGTGTTTGAACCGCCAGTTGTATTGTTTGCAAGAGAAACGCTCCCAATGCTTGTATTGTTTGAACCAGTTGTATTTGCCGATAAAGCAAAATCACCTACGGCAAGATTAGATGCTCCTGAAGTATTTACATTTAAAGTGTTAAAGCCAATAGCGGTATTTTCATTGCCAGTATTAGAACCAGCCAAAGCACCTACGCCAAATGCTGAATTATAAGTTCCTGAACCATTAACACCCCTACCAACAGTAAGACCTGATATAGAAGCATCATTAGCTACAGTTAAAGTTGTGCCGTTAAATGTTAAGTTAGCTGATGCTGACTCTAGACCACCTGTGCCTGTATAAACTACTCGACCTGCTGTTAGGCTTGAATTAGTAATAGAAGTTGATGCGCTAAGGCTTGTAAATGCGCCTGTATTTGGTGTTCCTGAGCCAATAGTGCCAGGGGCGGTGTAAACGCTTGATGCAAGCATAGTGCTTGTAACTGTGCCTGTATCGCCTGTGGTTACAAGATTGCCGTTTACAGCAGGAACGTTTAAAGAGAAGTTAGAGCTAGGATTAGGGCCAACTAGGGCTACCTGACCGCCTGCTGTTGCTTGAAAGACTAATTGACCCATGATTTTTCCTTATGGTGCTATATAAATTACGGAGCCTGTGCTTAAAGCTCCTGTTGATGGATTGTATTTTAGCGTAGATGACGCTGTTTTTAAAGCCTGATTGCTACTTGTAGCAGATACAAAAGTAGGGTAATAGTTAGCGTTTGTGCTGGCATCGGCTACGGCTACGTTATTGGCATTGGTCGCTGTGGTGGCTGATGTCGCTGTGGTAGCGGTTGCAGCGTTACCGCCAATCGAAAGACTTGATGCTGTTCCTGTTAATCCTGTGCCTGCGCCACTAAACGATGTAGCACTTAAAACACCTGTATTTGGCACAAAACTGAGCTTGGTAGAGCTAGTTGTCGCTGCGTTATTGCCACTAGAGTTTAACGATAGAACAGGGTAATAAGTTGACGCAGAACTTGTATTGTCTGTAATGATAATATTTGTAGCGTTTGTCGCTGTGGTTGCAGTTGTAGCCGAGCTTGCCGAACCGCTAATATTGACCGCTAAAGAGGTAATTGATCCGCTTGCCGAGTTCAACGGAACTGCGGTAGTCCCAATATATAGCGAGGAATTACCTAAAACTCCACTAGGGATAGTTCCTGACAAATTACCAGCAGTAAGGCTAGTTAAACTTGCTCCTGAACCGCTAAACCCTGTAGCCGTAAAAATGCCAGTAGAAGGGTTGTATTGGAGCTTAGTAGAGCTTGTATATTCTGTTGATAGGTTTCCGCTTGTTTGGTTAGCAAACAAAGGATAACGAGTGCTATTTGTAGTGGTGTCATCGGTAACAGTCGCATAAGAGGTTGGGGTTGACCAAGTTGGTGCGCCTGTGCCACTTGAGGTTAATACTTGGCCTGATGTGCCTGCTGCGCTAATAGCTAGGGCAGATGCCCCTGAATATACAATTCCGCCTGCTACAGCCGTTAAATTGGCATTTGTGCCACCATTAGCAAGAGCTACTTGACCTACAATATTGCCAGCTTGAACCGATAAAATGCTCTTATTGACATAAATTGCGCCATTTGTAGAGCTTACATAAGCCACCGTTCCTAGCTTAATTGCATAGCCTGTAGGTGGGATGGTGTTTTGGTAGTAACCAGCAGAATATGGGGATAAATATAGGGTATCGCCTACTGTATAGCTTCCAGTATTTAGGCCTTGAACGAGACCAATAGTGGTTACATAACCAGCCGTTCCTGTAGGAATAGCCTGGTTAGCCAATCCAATAACGTTTCCTGTAGTAAGGCTGTTGGCAATAGCTAAGGCAACGTTTGGATAGGTAAATCCACTGCTAGTCGAGGTTACATAAACTGGTTGGCCCACGTTAATTGTAGAGCCAGTATTGTTATAAACCTTAAGCTGAATTTCCTCGCCAATATGCAAGGTGTTATTTGTGACATCGTTGTAATATGCCAGCGCATTTTGAGTGCTGTCATACCATAAGCGACCTGCGTTGTAACTTGGAGCAGAAGTCGCTGTGTAAGTCTCATAGCTAGAAATCGTAGGTGTTGCCATCGTAACGCTAGTAAGCGTAGAGGCTGTCGAACCCAAGCTAATCGATGTAGAGCCAATCGTAATCGAGCTATTAGCCAAATAACTGTTAGAAATAGGGGTTGCGTTCCAAACACCAGTCGTAACCGTTCCAAGCGTAACTAGGCTTGTAGAACCAGCTAAAGGGGATGCGCCTACGGTATTGTAGGAAATAGTCTGTGCGCTAGAACCGTTAAAAGTAGTGCCTGAGGCTGCGCCTGAACCGCTATTATTAAATGTAATGCTATTCGTTACAGAGCCTGCGGTAGTTGCCGAGGTAGCTGTGGCAGCATTTCCACCAATAGATAAACCACTTGCTGTGCCTGTTAAACCTGTTCCAGGGCCACTAAATTGGGTTGATGCCGTAATAGTAGTGCCACCAACGGTTGAACCGCTTATTGGTGTGCCTGTAATACTTCCGCCAGTAATAGCCACGTTATTAGCGTTTTGGGTAGACATAGTGCCTAGACCGCTAACCTGGGTGTTAGCAATAGCAATAGGGGTCGTTGTTGCGCTTGTAATTTGACCTTGTGCATTTACTGCTATGACAGGAACTGCGCTGGCAGAGCCGTATGTATTGGCTGAAACACCAGTATTCGTAATGCTAAAAGTATTAGAAGCTAGGGTTAACCCTGTGCCAGCAAAATAAGTAGCCGATCCTGAGAACTGAACCCAAGGCATCGCTGTAACGTTTATTGTGCCTGTTTGTGTTGCAGTGCAAACCCAACCTGTATCAGACTGGCTGCCGTTTAAAACTACGGTATATGCGCCTGGCACTTCAGCCCAAACGTCCATATCAACGGCTCGAGTCCAGCTAGATGCCGATGCGATATATATGCCGTTATATTGGCTAGAAGACTGGTTCTTTACGAGAACTCGGTCTCCTGCTAGGGTAGTATAGCCATCAATCGTTTGTAGCCCTGAGAGCGTTATATTGGCTAGTGTGGCTACTGCGCAGGCAGCCTTAGGACCTAAGCCTTGCGCTACGGTATCAACATAGAACTTATTGGCAATATCGGTATTGTTACTAGGAGTTGTGCTTATTTGCCCTGTGGTAGTCGATATATTGGTAAAAACCCCTGTGGAAGGGGTAGTTGCACCAATAGGCGAGCTATCAATAGTCGAGTTTGTAATGGTTAACCCTGACTGAACAGGATTAACCGTTGCAAAAAAAGGCTGACCTTGCCCTATAAAGGTATTAAAAGACCCATCTAGGTTAAAGTAAGCCTGAACAGGCAGTAAATTCTGCGTAACAGAATCATTAACAGCCATAAAAGTCCTTTATAGGCTTACGATTGGTCCGCCATTGGCATTACATAAAGCGTTGTTCCTGAAGTTCCAATTGCAGTAATTGAGAAAATAGGAGGGACAGCAATTACTGTTGGCTGGGACATAGTTACACCCAAAACAAACGATTGGCTTGTATTTCCGCCTGAAGGCAATACAGCTGCAGGAGCGGAAGTTGGGGTAATAGTAATAGCAACAGGATTAGCTGAAGTATTCAAAAATCCGCAATAGTTGACCTGGTCATTGCCATTTGGGGTAATGGTAACGGCTGTTGAGGCCGTTCCACTAACCGTAATAGCAGTTGTAGGGCCAACAAAACGGTAGACCGATGTGTTTGCCATGTTTATTCCTTAAGCAGCGTTTACTGGCGCTGGGTTACCTTCAATACGAACGATTTGAATAGTATATACACCGCTTGCTGGCTTTAAAGTAGCAGTAGAGGTCAAATTGCCGAATTGAATGGTCAAAACACCAGCAGCCAAGCAATCAGCTTCAGCAATAACAACACCAGCAGTTTGTGAACCGTTATAACCAAAAACGCAAATTTGGTCGGTAGTCAACAAGCCAGGAACGTTGTAAGTAACAGCGGTTGTAGTATTGGCAGCTAATGAATTTGAGGTATTGTCAAAAGTAGGCTGGATATAAAAGGTTTCATGGGAATTCCCACGAGTTACGGTAGTGCTAGACATAGTTTTTCCTTTGCAAAGAAAACCCTAAAAATGGGTTAATTAATTATAAGACCAAATAGAAAAAAAGCCACCCTTTTAAAGATGGCTTTTTCCCTTACATCAGCTCAGATTAATAGAAGCCTGGGCTTAGATCGTAACCATAAACATAAACGTCCACAGTCGCTGTAGCTACAGCGGTTGTTTGGTTAATGTATAGGGTTTGTGCTGACAAAGCGGTAGCAGTGTCAGTTGAGGATGAAACAGTTACATAGGAAGGAGTAGTTTGACCTGTCAATGCTGCTGTGGTCAAAACTGCTGTTCCTGAACCGCTTGCACCTGAAGGTGCTGTGTAGATACCCAAAGCAACAGAAGCTACGGATTGCGTTGCACCGTTGTTGTTTGCGTTAGCAATAACAATAGTGGTTGGCAAATACAAAGCGCTGTTGATTACAGGCAATGGTGTATCACCCAAAGCTGCAACGCTAACACCCTTAAGAACTGCTAAAACACGCAGAGCTTGTTGGCTGTTAAGGTTCGATGGGTGTGTTGAGTTAGTAATTGCTGGTCCTGGATTAGACATATAGTTTCCTTTCGTTATCCGTTAAATTAAGCTGCAACTCGGCAAGCAAGTTCAGGATACAGAGGAGCCCATCCATACAATACGTCAAGACGAGTAGGAATACTGTCATTGTTAATTGTATATTGGCGAACCACACGCATGCTGAGACCAATTTCTTTATCAGACGCACGACCTGCAAAGTGAACACCCTCTGGCAACTCAAGGTCAGCTACTGCAAGCGTAAACGCATTGCGGTGGAAGATCATGTTTTGGTTAGAAGTTGTGCCAGTGCTATTGAAGAACGTTACAGCTTGAGCGCCAGTAGAAGTTACAGAAACGTTTTGGAACTGACCACCAGTAATAACTGCTGGAGATACGTTTACAGAAACTGAAGAACCTGAAGCAACAGAAACAGCGCTGTTAACTACAAAGTTACGCAGTTTGCCGTAAGACTGACGGTTCTGTGGGTTAACTGCATATACACCAGCGATGGTGAATGTATCG